CAGGACGGCAAGTCTCGGTCGGGCGGCAGTAAGCGGATGTACGGCGGTGGCGGTGATCACGAAGAGCCCGATCCCGATGTGGATGCCATCGTGGCCCGCATTCCTCGTGGTGCCCAGATTCGGATTGATAAATCGTCACGCATTGTTCGATAAGGACTGACTTACAACCATGGCTCACGTGTTCCTTAAGCCAACGGTTGTGGTGGACACTGCAATTCGGCTGCTGCAGCGTGAGATTGTCCTGCCGCAACTGGTTTGGCTGAATGGCATCGGGGACTTCCGGGGCAAGTACCAGGACACCATCACGATCCGCGTGCCTGCCCGTACCCGCGCCCACCGTATGGCGTTCCGTGGTGTTGGTGCCGCTCGGACTATCAAGACCGAGGACCTGACCGAGAACGCCATCCCGGTGACGCTCGACCATCGCGCCTACCATGCCGTCGCCCTCACCGACGAGGAGCTGACGATGGACATCACCGATTTTGCGGCGCAGGTGTTGAACCGCCAGATCCGCGCTGTCGCTGAGGATCTGGAGAACGGCCTGGTCGAGTGCATCGAGGGTGCGCCGTACGATCAGAACGACATGCAGGTGGNCGCCAATCCCGACGAGATGTGGGATGCGGTGGTGGATGCCCGCCGGAAGCTGAACGANGCCCTGATCGACCGTGCCGGTCGCGTGCTGGTCTGTGGTTCTGCGGTCGAGGCGGCGTTCCTGAAGGACGATACTTTTGTCCGGTACGACAGCACCGGTGATTCGCCGAACACCGCGCTGCGGGATGCGACCATCGGTCAGGTGGCTGGCCTGAATGTTGTTGTGTCGGATGCGCTTAAGGCGGCTGAGGCTTATATGTTCCATCCGACCGCGTTCGTGATGGCTACCCGNCCCCCGGCTGCCCCGCGTGGCGCGACCTTCACCGCTGCGGCCTCGGCTGCTGGTCTTGCGGTCCGCTGGCTGATGGACTACGACTACGCGTCCACGACCGACCGCAGCCTGATCGACACCTTCGTCGGCTACCAGTCTGTGGTCGATCCCGAGGACGGCTTTGTCCGCGCGGTGAAGATCCGGCTGAAGACCGACAATGTTGAGATCAAGGGCGACAATGCGGTCAAGGTTGGTCACACTGTCCAGCTTCGCCTGCTCACCGAGTGGGGCGAGGATGTGACCAACGAGGCCACCTGGACCTCGACCGATCCCGGCAAGGCTTCGGTCGGCAACACCGCCACCGAGTACGGCCCGCCGGAGGTTGAGGGCAACAAGGGCCTGGTGACCGGTGTGGCCGCTGGCTCGCCGAAGATCAAGGCCTCCTGGAACGGCCTGGAGGCTGAGGTCACTGTCACCGTCAGCAACTAAGTCTCTCTTGAGGTAGATGGCACTCCCAGAGCCCCTGGCCTCCGTCGAGGATTTCGAGCGATTCCTTCGGACCACGTTTTCCGCCGAGGAGCGTGAGCAGGCCGACTTCACCTTGCGGGTGGTGTCGACCTGGGCCAGGACTCTGGGAGGCCGGGACTGGAATACAACCGACAATCTGCCCCCGTACGACGTTGTGGCGGTTGTGTTGTCGGCGGCTCGCCGCGACTGGCTCAACCCGCAGCGTTTGATCACCGAAAGCATGGGGCCTATTTCGGTGACCAGGGCGAGGCCGCCGGAGGGTTTCTTCGACCCTGGCGAGGTGCAGATCTTGAAGAAGAAGTCCCGGGGGTCGTTGTACACGATCAACACCTACCGGGAGGANAGGCCCCGCCTGGGTGTGGCTTTCANCCACATGTCGCCGGACATGGGTGACGAGCCATATCCCGACTTGAACGAAGGCGAACCCGGCTACGAGGACGGCCTACACCTGTGATGATCAAGGGCGGTCATACCGTTGAGGTGTACCGGCATTCTGCCCGAGATCGCTACGGGGACAGGCTGGACAGCGAGTTGGTCGGGACTATCCCGAACTGTGTGGTGCAGTGGGGCGTCTCGACCAACCGGGGTGTCGGGCTCAGCCAGGTCGAGGACTTTCCCGGCGAGCATGCCGGGGTCACGGCGATCCTGTACGCCCCTCGCAACGCCACGGTGAGGATAAGGGCTAGGGATCGCCTGAAGTTCCTCGGCAAGACGTGGCAGGTGGTCGGCGATCCGGTCTGGGATGAGAACCACCCGGTGAGCGGCTACAACTTCGGCTACTACTTGGTGCAGATCGAGGCGATGGTGTGACATGGCGCAGGACCAGCTAGCACGCATACATCGCCTTGAGATCCCGGTGCCGAATCCTGCGCTGCAGGAGTGGTTGGTGAGTAACGACTGCAGGCGTGGGGTGATCCGGTTCACCGAGGAGGTGCTTGCCGAGTGGCGGCGGCTCGTCGAGGTCCGCACCGGCACACTGTCGCGTGGCGCCTACGAGATCTATGCGATCTCGAACATTGAGGGGACCGGCGGTCTTCACACTTCGACGCCACGGTGGGTCGGCTGGATCGTGAACCCGGTCCCTTACGCCGCAGTTCACGAGTGGGGCAAGTCTGGGACGGAGTTTAAGGGCCACCACGAGATGGCGAGGGCCGCCGCGCTGGTTGCCGCCGGTAAGGGTAAGGCGGGCCTAATCAAGAACTTCCACGACATCAAGATCCCGTCGCGGGATGCCGATCCCAGCAGGTTGAGGGGCAATTTCCCTAAGGCGATGGGGAATATCCCGAAGGCCGCGAGGAGGTCGATGCCGAAGCAGGCTTTCCGTGGCGGTTGGTACGACGGCAGGCGCTGGCGGAACTTCCGTGGCCAGTTCATCGAGCGACCGAAGTATCCGAATTAAGGCTTATGGCTTTGCAACTTCCTGATTGGTATCGGGAGGATGTGAACGAGGACGCAGAGGCTGTCATCTGCGACCTGTTCGAGTGGCTGCTTGAGGGATGTGACATCCCGGTGGTCACTTGGATGACCGATGAGATGTACGAGAATCCCCGGCCCACGCTCCGGGTGCATCGGGCGGGTGGTCGGGCGAACGCCAGTCTGCCGATTGATGAGCCGGTGATCCAGATCGGCGCTTGGTCTCAGTCACGCAGGGACTCTTGGCGGCTGATCGAGTTCACGCGGGCTGTCATGGAGGCAGTGTCGGGCGGATTCAAGGTGCCACGCTCCACCCTTGGACCGAGCGGTGAACGGGTTTACACCCAGATCAACGATGTTGAGGAGTTTAGCGGCCCGATCCAGCTGATGGACGAGTTCGCCGATGACCGGTTTATCCCGGTGAACTACCGGGTCCTGATTCGGAAGAACCGCCGCTACAACGCAGACCACTACCGCCGAATTCTGAACAACCTACCTTCTTGAGGAAGCAACCGTAATGGCTGATTACGACACCATTCGTGATGCGCGCCAGGAGCTCGTCCTTGCTCCGCTGCATATGGCGGCCCTGTTCGCGCCGATGTCAACCCCGGCGCTGACCACCATCGAGGACCCGGCTACTGGCGATATCGTCTCGCTGCCCGGCTATCGCTCTGCTGGCCTGATCGAGAAGCAGGCGGGTACCTCGATCATCAACGACATCGAATCGACCGACATCGAGGCCTACGGCTTCAGCGAGCCGGTTCGGACCATCATCAACCGCCGGACGGTGCAGTTCCAGCTGACCTTCCTGGAGACCAACATCACCGTCCTGGAGCAGTACTGGGGCCGGTCGTTCTCGGACGTTGTGCCCTCGTCTCATGGTGGCGTGGTTCTGGAGGCCCCGTCGCTCCCGAAGAACATCCACTACCGGCTGGTCTTGGTCGGCATGGATGACGTGGACGACAAGCCTCTGTACCCGTTCTGGATCATGCCGAAGGTGCGGCTGCAGTCGGTCGATAACCAGGAGCTCCGAGACGACGGCGCTGTCACCTATTCGATGACCTTCCAGGCTTACCGGGATGAGCATGTCGGTTTCGCCGTCGCCCAGGGCTGGTGCGGCCCGGGCTGGCTGCACCTGGTGTCGCGGGCTGGCTTCGTGGATGCCCCGACCGCTCTGACGGTCACCCCGGAGACCATCGCCCTGAACGTGAATGAAACCGAGCAGCTCGTGGTGACCGGCAACAACGGCCTGAACTACACCCCGCTGGCGACCTACGCCTCGTCTGATCCGTCGAAGGTGCTGGTGGACGCCAAGGGTGAGGTGAAGGGTGTCGCGGCTGGCAACGCGACGATCAACATCGAGTACCTGCCCGCCGGTACCGATACCCCGCTGACCGTCACCAAGCAGGTCACCGTCTCGTAGCAGATTCTTCTTCGGTGGTGGGGGTGGCGTCAGGGCTGCCGGACGACTGCGGCGCTCGGGTCGCCCCCACCACCAGAATCGGTGAGGCTTAGGAAGTTTCATGGCTCTGAAGCGTATCTCGCGTAACGTCGTGGCTCACAAGGTCACAGACGCCATCAACGCCCTGATTGAGGAGGCCAACACCCGCGTGGTCGAGGCCCCCGAGGGCCCCGATGCGCCTGGTGTCCCCGGCCAGATCGCGTTCGACGAGGACTACATCTACGTGTGTGTCGCCGAGGACACCTGGAAGCGCGTAGAGGTTTCCGCGTGGGGTGACTAGCCCCTATCTGTTACTGATCTAGGAGAGGAGCGATTTACATGGCCGTCAAGGCCAAGTCTCAGGCTCAGGAGTTCCTGTTCGAGAAGCTGAAGAAGGAAGTCGAGGTTCCTGGGCCGCTTCACGTCACCGAGGACATCGTCCTGGAGTGCCCCACCCAGGAGCAGGTGGAGGCCGCGCATCGGGCTGACGACGAGGACGAGTCGACCCGAATCCTGCTGGGTGACGAGAACTATCGCAAGGTGCGGGAGCTGTTCAGGGATCAGCCGCCGCACATGTGGGTTGCCTTTACTCAGGCGTACACTGAGCATTTTTTCGGCCGCCAGACCCCCGCGCTGTAGCGGTTGTTACCCGCTACTGGGATGCGGTTGAGTGGGATTGCCAACACATTCTGCATTTCGACGCCTACGAGTACTTCCGTGGCAATCGCCCTTGGAGCCAGTTTCTGCGGTTCTTCGACCGGCTGGCTCAGATGAAGGGCACCGCAACCTTTGACGCGGTGATCAACGACCCCGACGTGGCTGAGGCGATGGCCAACTCGAAGGAGAGGTATCGCCCGTCGCCACCCTCCTGGTTCGGGTGGACCCCGATGTATGAGGCGGTTCGGGACATTCAGGATCAGCTCATCGCATTGCGCGGCGGTGATCGTTTCGTTCCTAGGCCGAAGGTTCCTGGATTGGAAGCCCGCATTCGCCGCATGGATAGCGATCTGCGGGCTCTCGTTGATCGTGTCACCGTGAACTGAGGGAGTGGTCTGTGCGCCTCGCTGGGCATATCGCCCTTGGCATTAGCCCGAGCACTAAGGGCTTCTGGCAGAAGGCTAAGGCCGGTCTTCGTCAGGGTGTTCCTAAGGTTGATCTGACGGTCAACCCTGACATGAAGAAGGCTACCGCCGAGCTCGCTGCTTGGCGGAAGCGCCAGGAGGCGAATGCCCTCAACATCAGTGTGCACGTCAACCGGCGCGAGCTGGATCAGTTCGGTCGCCAGTTGAAGCGGGTGGAGCATGTCTGGAAGACCTCCGCCCTGCGTAAGGCTCTCAACGTTCAGATCGTCGTTGCGGGCGCTTCCGCGCTGCCCGCCCTGAGTCAGGGTGCAGCTTCGGTTACTGCTGCGCTGACTGACCTGGGGCGGGCAGCTTTGCTTTTGCCCGGCATGTTCTCCGGCCTGGCGGCGGTGTTTGGCACGGTCGCTGTCGGCGTCAGGGGCATGGGTGACGCCTTCAGGGAGGCTGCTAAGGCCCAGGAGGGTGCCGGAAAGGCGGCGCGTGACTATGAGCGCGCGGTCCGCAATGTCGAGCGTGAGCAGCGGAATCTGCGGCGCGTGGTCAAGGACACCCGGCGCGAGCTTGAGGACACCGCTCAGGCGATGCGGGATGTCCACCTGGACCGCGAGCAGGCCGACCTGAATGTGCTGCGTGCCCGCCAGCGCCTGTTGCGCGGGGGCTTCGAGGACGCCCTTGAGTACCGCGAGGCCCAGCTGGCGCTGCGTCAGGCTTTGGCTGACCAGGCCCGCGTGTACCGCGAGACCAACCGCACCTTGGAGGACGGTGCCGAGGCGCTGCGGAAGGGTGTGACCGGCGCGGACTCGTTCCGTGACGCGGTGAATCAGTTGGCCGACGCCATCGACAACATGAACGAGGCGCAGGAGAAGGCCAACCCCACCGCGTGGATGGAGAAGGTCTCCCCTGCTGTCGCCGACCTGGTGGTGAAGGTCCGGTCTCTGCAGGGGGCCTGGACCGATCTGACGAACGCGGTGTCGTCTAACGCCTTGGCCGGGGTGGGCGACGCGATTGTCGATCTGGCGAATCGTCGGCTCGGGCTGCTGCGGTCTGGCATGGAGCAGATCGCCGCCGCTGTCAACACTGCCTTGATCTCTGCTCTGGACAATNTCGGCACCGAGAAGAACGCTGAGCGGTTCGGCAAGTTCTTNGACAACATCGCGTCNGCGACGCGGCGGTCGGCTCCCGGCATCAACTCGCTGACGAACGCCTTCATCCACATGTCCGAGGTGGGTGCGCGGTTCATGCCGCGTATCGCCGACGCCTTCGGTGATGTGATGGGCCGCTTCGAGGCGTTCCTGGAGCTCGCCGACAAGGACGGGCGGTTCGACCAGTGGGTTGATCGAGGCCTGAATGCCCTCACCTCGCTGGGGAACGCGTTCATCTATCTGGCGGATTTCGCCGATAGCGTGACACGTGCCTACGAGCAGGCCACCGGCAACATCGGCGGCTTCGCAACCACCCTTGAGCGGTGGATGAAGGGCCTCGCTTCGTGGGCGGATTCGCCTTCCGGGCAGCGGGCGATCATGGATTCGATCCACTACGCCCAGGATTTCTTCAACAGCATCAAGGATGCGTTGCCCGGCATCTGGGAGGGGTTCCGGGCCATCGGTGACTCGCTGCGCGAGTTCGCCAAGGTAGTGTTCCCGATCTTCGCCGCCATCGGTTCGTGGATGGGCGAGCATTCGGGCCTGATCCAGAAGATCGTGTCCGCCTACCTGGCTTGGGTGACGGTGCGCCCGGCGATGAAGGCCATGGCTGACCTGTGGGTCAAGCTGGTGAATGTCGCCAAGGCCTACCAGGAGCGGATGGCGGCTATCAAGGCCCTGGAGGCTTCCCGCAACGAGATCGTCAATCAGCAGCTCCGCGCCAACATTGACGCGTACAACGCCTTCAAGGCCCAGCAGGAGCGCCAGAGGGCGGATATCCTGGCGGCTAAGAACTTCGAAATCAAGACGCGCGAGGAGATCGAGAAAGCCAAGAAGCGGCTGGAGGTCACTCGCATCCGTCGCGAAGAGGCCCTGGCCCGCCGCGAGAAGGCTATTAACGAGCTTCGCCGAGCAGGTCTCATCGAACAGGCCGAGGCAGAGCGCATGCTGGCGCTCAGATCCACGATGGATCGCCGGACCGCTCGGATTCAAGCTGCCCGCGCCGAGGAGGCGTTTGCCGAGGCTTCTGCGCGCCGCAAGAAAGTTGTTGAGGATGCCGCCAGGTCGGAGATAGCGGCAAAGAATGCCGAGCATGCTGCNGCCCAGCGGTTGGCGCAGGCGCGGGAACGGCTTAATGTCGTAGAAACAGAGCGNCTGAAGATTATTCTTGCAGACCAGGAGCTTCGCAAGAAGGCCTTGGCTGCTGAGGCCAGGCTGAACAAGACTCCCGAGGGCNATCGGCTGCATAAAGCAAATCTCAAGAGTTACAACGATGCCCGTCAGGCGCTCAATCTTTCTCACGATCTCTTTATTGAGATCAACCGGGATTTAGCGTATAGCCGCAGGCTGCTTCGCGACGCCGAGAACGATCTTGCGGAGGCTACACAGAACCGCATGCGCCTCCTTGAGGAGAACAAGAAGAAGATCCTGGAGGCCAAGAATGCGGAGATACGGGCCAGGGAGGAGGTTGAGCGCANGCAGGCTCGCCTGATATCTATCGACCAGGCCCGCAGCCGGTCGCTGGCGAANGTTGANGAACTTTCTCGCCGCGNGGCTCGCGCCGAGCAGGAGTTGGCCGATGCGCCGCTGCCGCCTGTCGAACGCGAGGCACGTACCCGTGCCTATCGGAATGCCCTGGAGGAGCTGAAGGCCGCCGAGGAAGCGGCTCTGGAGGCGAATCGCGAGTACTACGGCAGCCAAAACCTGCTCCGGTCGGCAGAGCGCCGTGCTGCTGAGGCGACTGACCATCGCCGCGTCGTGGTCGACAACGCCAATAAGGCGAACGCGAAGTCCATGAAGGAGTTCCGCGACGCCAATGATCAGACGCGGAAGAAGGTCAAGGAACTCGACCAGGCCCTCCACAACATGACCGCTGGCCCTATGGCCCGGTTGCGGTCTCGCTTGACCGGCGGCATGGGCTTGTCAGGTTTGATGAGCTCGCTCGTCGGCGCTATGGGCGGCGTTGTCAGGATGATCGGCTCGTTTGCCATCACTGGCACCCTCATGTGGGCGATGTCGCAGTGGATCGAGGCCAACGAGAAGGCAGCCGAGGCCATTCAGCTTCACAAGCGTCGCGCCGAGGAGCTGCAGAACATCCTGGAGCAGAACACCGGCGCGGTGACTGAGTCCGCCCAGGCGCAGGCGCTCCAGCGTGCCCAGCAGTTCACGGTTCGAGGCCCGAACAACGACCAGATCCCGGTCAATGCTCTGGAAGCCGCCATCGCGTTGGGCTACACCCCGGAGCAGTTCGGCAATGTTCTCGACCCGACCCAGACCGAGGCGATCAAGGAGTTCCATCGCCGGGTTGAGGAGAACATCAAAGACGCGATCACTGCTGGCAAGGACGAGCAGTGGAACACGTACCAGAAGGAGTTCAATGGCCGTCGGAATCGACCTTGACACCTATGTCAAGGCGATTCGCGGTGACGCCGAAGCGGTGCGGAAGTTCGAGCAGGCGATTCCGCAGCTGATGAAGAACATGGGCGTCCCGTTCGGCGTCAAGCCGCCGTTCGGCCCGCTGAGCAAGCTCAACCTGGGTACTGCTGCGAAGAACCTGATTGAGGCCGGGGTGCCTGGTGTGGCGGCTGGCCAGTTCCAGAGTGAGACCGTGGAGGCGAACCGCCTCGGCGGTGAGCAGACCAAGCAGCGTGCTCAAGCCTATAAGGGGCGCCCCGGTACCCCGTTCGAGAATGCCGTCGAGGCCTACTCTGCTGACGGCGGCGAGTCGGTTACCGCGATCTTCAACGATCTCAGCGAGGAGCAGGCGCGCAAGATCGCCGAGGATGCGGGCGCGGGTGCGCCGATCCCGTTGCAGGTGGACCCGAACACCGGGTTTGGTCGCTACGGCATCCAGGTGTCGGGTGAGAACGTTCGCAAGTTCTTCGAGGCGATCCCCGGCATGCGCGAGGGTGGCGTGGTCACCGGCACCGGTTCGGGCACGTCGGATTCGATCCTGCGCCGCCTGTCCGATGGCGAGTTCGTGATGAGCTCCAAGGCCGCGAAGGCTTGGGGCTATGACCTGCTGTCGGCGATGAACAATGTTCCTCGCTTCTCCGACGGCGGGCTTGTTGACGTTTTCCCGTGGATACCGGGCGTCGAGAACGCGCAGCCAGCGACTATTTCTTCGCTGCCGCCGCAGAATAATCCGCTTACGGCGATCACCGGTAAGGCTGGCGTTCCGGCGAACGATCCGCTGTCGTCGCTTACCGGCAGGCCTGCACCGCTTCCGATTTCGAAGCCCCCCGCCTCTGAGCCGCCTAAGCCCCCCGCCCC